GGAGCTTATGTACCAACGAAAGAAATGGGTGGAGGTTCTGGACTCAAATACGCAGCAAGTACGATCATTTATCTCTCAAAGAAAAAGGAAAAGGATGGAACGGAAGTGGTCGGAAATATTATCAAGGCTAAGACTGCTAAATCGCGTTTGAGTAAAGAAAATAAGGATGTTGAGGTGCGTCTGTATTATGATGAGCGCGGTCTTGATCGTTACTATGGTCTTCTGGAACTTGGTGAGATTGGTGGACTCTGGAAGAATGTAGCAGGACGTTATGAGATGGATGGTAAGAAGATCTATGCAAAACAGATTCTTGCTAATCCTGAGGAATACTTCACCGAAGAAGTAATGCAAAAACTTGATGAAATTTCGAAAGAAGAGTTTAGTTATGGGTGCTGAACTGAGAGACCTCATTCATGTTTATGAAAATGTACTAGATCAAGATACTTGCAAATTTTTGATTGATGTATTTGAAAATAATCAAGATAAACATGAAAGAATTGATAGAAATAGATCTCCAAACTTTACTCAGTTCAACTTGACTCAATATTCTGACGATAATAAAGATCTTCACAATCTTGTTATATCAAAAACAATAGAATATAAGAAAAAATATTATGAATTTGTTGATGAAAGGTGTTTTCCTAAAGAAAATGCCTTTGAACAATTCCGTATAAAGAAGTATAATAATGATGGAAATGACGCATTTGATGCTCATGTAGATGTAATTGATTATACATCTTCTCGTAGATTTCTATCTTTCTTCTGGTACTTGAATGACGTTAGTGAAGGCGGAGAAACAGTTTTCAGTGACCTGACAATTAAACCCGAAACTGGTAAACTTGTCGTATTCCCACCTCTTTGGATGTTCCCTCACCAAGGAAATCCTCCAATCAGCAATGAAAAGTATCTATTAAGCACCTATCTTCACTATAAGTAATGGACAAAGTTGAATTTTTGATTCTAAGGAACCTTCTTCATAATGAAGACTATGTTCGTAAAGTAATACCATTTATTAAATCTGAGTACTTTGAAGATACCAATCAAAAAATTGTCTTTGAGGAGATTCTCTCTTTCATTCAAGAATATAATCAACCCGCAACAAAAGAAGTTCTTTGTATTGAAGTAGAGAATCGTAAGGATATTAACGATACTTCTTTTAAGGAAATTGTTCATCTGATTCAAAATCTCGATGATGTTCCTATTGAACTTGAGTGGTTGATTGATACTACTGAAAAGTGGTGTCGTGATAGGGCAATTTATATCGCACTCATTGAATCCATTCACATTGCTGATGGTAAAAATGAGAAAAAGAGTCGTGATAGTATTCCGAGCATTCTTTCCGATGCTCTTGCTGTATCCTTCGATACTCATATTGGTCACGATTATCTGTTAGATTATGAACAACGTTATGAGTCCTATCACAGAAAGGAGGAGAAAATTGAATTCGACCTTGAGTACTTTAACAAGATCACAAAAGGTGGTCTACCTAATAAGACTCTCAATATCGCTCTGGCTGGTACGGGTGTCGGAAAGAGTCTCTTTATGTGCCATGTGGCTTCTTCCGTCTTATTGCAAGGCAGGAACGTTCTCTACATCACTCTTGAAATGGCGGAAGAGCGAATTGCAGAAAGAATTGACGCGAATCTTCTGAACGTTCCTATTCAGGATATTGGAGACTTGCCAAAGCAAATGTTTGAAAGTAAGGTGACTAACCTTGCTAAGAAGACTCAAGGAACTCTGATCATCAAAGAGTATCCCACTGCTTCTGCTCACTCAGGACACTTCAAGTCTCTTCTGAACGAACTTGCTCTGAAGAAGTCTTTCCATCCAGATATCATCTTTATTGACTATCTGAACATCTGTGCTTCTTCAAGATACAAAGGTAATCTTTCTGTCAACTCTTATTCATACATTAAGGCAATTGCAGAAGAACTTCGTGGTCTTGCTGTGGAATTCAATGTTCCTATTGTAAGTGCCACTCAAACTACTCGTTCTGGTTATGGTTCTTCTGATGTGGAACTAACTGATACTTCAGAATCATTTGGTCTTCCTGCAACTGCTGACTTAATGTTTGCTTTGATTTCTACTGAAGAACTTGAAGAACTCGGACAGATTCTTGTGAAGCAACTTAAGAATCGATACAACGATCCTACGATTCATAGACGTTTTGTGATTGGTATTGATAGGGCTAAGATGAGACTTTATGATTGTGAACAGTCTGCTCAGAATGATATCCTTGACAATAAGCAAGAAGAGGAGTATGATTTTGAAGAAAGAAAACCAAAGAAATCATTTGATGGATTTAAATTCTGATGGGATTAAAACTTAGAGAAAAATCGGAGATTCAAGTAAGAGATACCTCCGGTGTTTATTACGTTGTCTTCAATGAGGATGGTGATGTTAAATGTCATTGTGGAGAAGAACAAGATGCCCAAATGATGGTGAAAATGAATCCAGGAGCTCATTATAGAATTGACCATTATCCAGATCCCCCTAAAGTTGTGAACGTAACATCTCAAGAGATGGAACCTGATAAACAACTCAATCCCCAAAATATTTTACCTGATAGACAAGAAGAACCGTTAAAACTATGACTATTGACCTTAATAAGTACGTTGAGTTCGTTGATACTACAACTTCCAAACCTAGTAAAGAATTCTCTGAGTTTGCCGATCGACTGAATGATCTTAAGATCCAAGGATTCCCTACTGAGAGACTGCTTACTGCTGCTGTAGGAATGTCTGCTGAATCAGGTGAGTTTACTGAGATTGTAAAGAAGATCGTTTTCCAAGGCAAACCAGTTAATCAAGAGAATCTATTTCACCTGAAGCGTGAACTTGGAGATATTATGTGGTATGTTTCTCAAGCTTGTCTTGGACTTGATATTTCACTTGAAGAAGTAATCCAAATGAACTTTGAGAAACTAAATGCTCGTTATCCTGAGGGTGCATTTAGTATTGAACGTTCTGAAAACCGTGTGGAGGGAGACCTGTGACTAAAGAAAAACAAGTAACACTTAAACTAGATGCTCGATCAGCTGCAGCTGTTCGTCAAGTATTGTTTGATTCTCAAAAAGGATATACTTATGATGAAGTAAGTGTTCCCCCTCGTGTAACTGATATTCGTAAAGTTATTCAACAACTTGATGATAATCTTGAGTCTATTATTAGTGAGTGACCCTTCGGGGTCTTTTTTTTATAAATAACTAAAAAGTATTTGTAAAAATGAACTCAAAGGAATACTGGGGGTTAATGGAAGCATACGCTGAGGTTTATGCTTCAGAAGAAACCGAACAGTTGGATGAAATTATCAGACCAACTACAGGTCAATTGACTGCTCCAAAAGCAGCTCCAAGAACACCTCAACCATATAGACCTGGTGGTGGGAGACAATCTTATAATCAGAGAAGATCTGGAACAGGTCAGATGCCACCCCCAGCGACTCCTCGTACATCATCAACACCAAAACCTGCACCCACTCCAACTGCAAAACCTGCACCCACTCCAACTGCAAAACCTGCACCCACTCCAACTGCAAAACCTGCACCCACTCCAACTGCAAAACCTGTGGCTGCTGCACCAAAAGCATCTCCTGCTCCAACTACATCATCTACATCAACCACCACACCAGCTGCTCCAAAGAGAACTTTTAATCCTTTGATGCAAAAGACCTTTGGATATCAAACTGGATATGCTCCAGATCAAGTTAAAAAAGATCCTAAGAAAATGGCTCAAATGGGATCTTTGAGAAGTGTTACTTCTGGATTCGATATGTTTGATCTTGTTAAAGGACACCTTCTTGATGAAGGATATGCTGATACTGAAGAGGCAGCAATCGCAATCATGGCAAACATGAGTGAAGAGTGGAGACAGAGTATTATTTCTGAGGCTCCTGGAGAGTGGTTTGGTGGATTGAGAGATAAGGCTCGTGCAAGCAGAGCAGCACAGATGCAGTCAGCAAAACCAACTCCAAAACCAGGACCAAATGTATCTTCACCATTTGCTAAACCAGCAAGTAGAACTGATAGTGGTAGATTGACAACTTATGGTGCTGGTGGTGGAGCAGCAGCAGAAAGATCAGGTCAAACCCGTGATCAGATTATCAAGCAAGGTGCAAAGAATCGTGAAACTAGAAATAAATCAAATCCAGGTCCAAACTTTGGTCGCTGATAGATAATAAAAAAAAGGAGGGATAAAACCCACTTGACTTTGAGTTGAGTGGGTTTTATAATGCCCTGGAATATCCTTACCATAAATAAAGTATATCAAATCTGGACAATGAAGAGCGTATATACTTTCCTTAAAGAATACAAACAACTTAGAGAAAGTGCAACTTCTGAGAG